TCTTTTATTTTTAAAAGCTTTGCTTCAATAGCGTCGGCTTCTGCCTTACAAGATCCGGGTCGCTGCAGCGTCGGCGTCCCTGGGTCCGGTCCTGTGGACCGGGTTCCGCTGAATTCCCCCCTCTCAACGACATTGACGAGCTGCTGAATCGTCTCGTTGGTTGCCGCTTCGTTGTATAAATCAGCATATATGGGAAATTCTTTTACGCCGGCCGCCTTGTTGGCGGCGGCACAGTCATTAAACCGTGTAAGGAGATTCTCTCCTGGGGTTTCTGCTACTTCTTCAACCAGTCCCCATATTTCGCAGCCGTGGTTTCCCCACCATTCGTCCGTAGCCGTAATCCCCGTGGGGTATATAGCCATCCCACATTCGTCTTGTAGTTTGGTCGAAATATCTTTTCCATATTCAGTTTCGGCAATTATCTTTGTAAGCTCTTTAACAAGAATAGCCTCTATTTTCTTATCTCTAGCTGCTAGCGCAAGGGCGCGCTCCTCGTCGAACATAACTTCTTCTTTATATTCGTCTGTTTGTATTAGCTTGTTTCTTTCATAGATGGCATATTTCTGCTGGTCGGTGGCATACGGGTTGGTGTATGCGGCTCGGTCTGTCTCGCTCAGGTTCGCAATTTCTTCGTCGGTCAAGGAAAAGCCCATTTTAGGCTACTCCCAGCGCTTTTAATGCGTCTTCGATGTTTACAGGAATGGCGATTATAAAACCATTGCTAATTTCTGATTCTGCGGGAAGCCCATTCCACCAAGCAATTACCCACCAAAAACGAGCATCGCCATAATATTGGTAGGCAAGCTTATACAGACGATCACCGTACTTCCAAATATGACTATTTGACGTAACAGCTACGCGGTCTGCTAGTGAAGGGTTCTTCATAACGGGCGTTTCATAGTGTCGTATATAGGTAAGACCCCTTGTATCTCTCAAGGGTTTATAATATTCGCTTGAATTCGTTAAAATTCTATATCTGTCGTATCTTGCCATAGTTTATTGCCTTTTCAGCCTTCCCGGGATCCGGGTTCTGCGAGGATTTTTTTCAACTGTCTGTTGTCGGCGCCTGTTAGGCCGCGCCACGCCTTGCTGGCTGAGGCTGCAGCGCTATCTTTTGCAGCCGTGAGTCCTTCGGCCACATTTTGTAATGGCGTGTTCTCCTGAACAGCGTCAGCAGGATCGGGCTCAAGGTTCTGATTTTTCTTTTTGGCTTCTTGGGCATTGTAGGCAGCCCAATCCATGCGGGCGTGTCCAACGGTGCGGTCGCCGGTGGTGTCGAGGTTCCATTCATCTAAGTTAACACCATATGGGAATTCTGGATCCAAAGAATTAAATTCGTCCCATCCTATCGGGCCCTCGTGGATGGGCCTAAACGAAATAGACACCTCAATTAATTTTGGTAAAATGACGCCGGGGCCCTCATTAAAAACACCATGGTCTCCTTCAAGCCCATGGTTGATGCCAACATTTTGAATTGCCCCCAAAATACCTCGGCCCCCGCCAAGAGAGCCCTTGGTGGGCCCGCTCACAACGTCGTGGTACCTGCCGCCAGAGCCGCGGCTGGTGATATCTGTTAGCAGATTCATCACTTTTAGCCTTACCATCGGAGACTGTGAAATTGTTTGAGCAAATATATCCTCTACTCCAGTGGACGGATCTACTAATTTAGTATAATTAGGATATAAGAATTGAATAAGCTTTTGGACTTTCCCGAGATTTTCAAATGCCTCGCTTTCGGATTCTGCTGGGACCTTGAAAGCTAATGAAATGTCCCTGGTCGTATTTTTAAAGAGGTATATTGGATCGATACGACCATATACTGTTTCGGCGGCCCAGTCTGAATTATAAGTCTCTTGAAAATTTGTTATAAACGCTTTGAAAGAAACCTGCTCCATGCTTGGCTGATGTTGAAACTGAATAACCATCTGTTTGTGGTTTGCGTATGCATCCGAACCTTTAATAAAGTATTCAGGCGTGTACACGCCGGTCTGGGGATCCTGATGTGGCGCGCCATGCGGATTGTCTGTATACTTTTGAGCATTAAAAGCGCTGGGTTCCATGTTAGTGTTTATATTTTGCTGTTGGTAAACGGGCAACGGAGCCTTTTTGGTGCCGTTACCATTGCCGTTGTTTTCTGCCATTTCTATTTCTCCTTATTTAACCGGTTCCGTACAGTGCGTCTCGCGCCCACCCACCCATCACTTTAATGACGTTGCCTGCTAAGAGGCTCTTGGTGGCCGCGGCATCCAATTGAAGAGTGACCTGAATAGGGCCCCCGCCACCACCGCCTCCTGCTGCCGCCGGCGCGGGCGGCGCCGATGCAACAGCGCCAATCGCCTTGCTGGCCGTGGCGGCTGTCGCGGCTGCTCCCATAGAGGCAGCAAATTCTAAATTCTTTCTTATCGGGATCTTAGTGATAGCTTCCCCAATTTTCATTATGTTGTCTGCTGCATCCTTCGATGTAAGAGCCGTAAAAAAACCAGTAATACCGACTAACACGGTTCCTATAGCATTTCCCAAGGCCTCAATTAGCAGCCTAATTTGATTAATGGGGTTCGCCACTTCTATAACTCTAACGGCAATCTCTCCAAAGGCGTACGCTAATTTGACCAGACCTTCAAGGAATGTGGAAGCAAATGATTCCTTAAACACGACGCGCGCGAGTTTGCTAAAAGCGGCGGTCACTGCAGTGACCGCGAGGCCAATGAGTATCATGGCGCCCTTGGCCGCGAGAAATGCCGCGATGGCGGGCCAGAAGAAGTTCACGAGAAGCGCGAGTCCCACGACCATGAACCCGTGGATCGCTGTTTCAAGGTAGCCCGTGGCTTCGAGCCATTTATAAATGTTGCTCGCGAGCACGACGATTGGCTCCACAATAAACCAAATAAGCTTAGCCAATCCGCTCACGATGGCAATAAAGGGCTTTAAAACGATGGCGAGTCCCGACATTTTTTCTTCTCCCACTTCCACCGAATCAAACAACATGGAAAAACCGAGGGTGGCGAGGGCAATCCCGGCGGCGACGGGCCCGAGGAAGTAGGCGCCTATCAACATCAACACTGCAAGAAAAGGCTTGATAATATCCATATTTTTTGTGAGCCACGTTGCTATGCTGCCTAAGCCATCAATCAAAGGGGTAAGAATGGGAATCATTTGCTGGAATGCTGCGTTGAGTTTGTCTTGAAAAGAGGCCAGCTCTCGGGCTCTGTCCGCGGCCTCTTCAATCTCTTGAGAAGATTTTTGTGTGGCGCCGGCAACGTCTTCCATATTTCCGCTAAGAATCAGTGCCAGGTCGTTAACATCAGTGAGTCCGAGAGAACTAGCGTAAAATTTCTTCTGATAATAGTCCATACTATCAAAAGACAAACCAGCGTCAAGGATCGAGTCTCTAATCATGCCAAATCTCTCTGCTGGTTCTGTTGCGGTCATCAAATCCATAGCATTGACAAAATTGCCACCCAATGCGGCGTTTAGCTTTCCAGCTTGTTCGGCGGCGCCTTCAAATGTATCAAATTGGTCTGTAAGTCTCAGTATCTTCTGCATGTCCATACCAGTAACCTTCATGACCGCTTGCAATTCTTTAAAGGCTCTGGTGCCCTGATCTCCCATCTTTGCCATCATATCTCCGGCGCCGGCGAAATCCCGTGCCATCTCCTGTGGTGCCACTCCCAGATTCCTAGCAAACTTCTCCAAATCCAGCATGTTTTGGCCCGCTTCTTCCGTAGACATTCCCAGTGCTTTTGTTGAAAGTTGAATGCTATTAGCAAAATCACCGTGAGATACACCGAGCTTTTGCAAAACGGCGCCGGATTCCGCCAAGGATGTTCTTTGCTCCTCTGAAGCAAATGTGAAATTAGTGAAGCTCGTATATAAAGCGGTGTTCGTGGCGTTCAGTTCTTTTGCTCCGATTGTATATTCTCGCATCTGTGCATAACTGTTTGTTATTGATCTCGCGAAGGCTGCGTCGGCGCCCGTTGCTCGTCTAAATTCATTTTCCAGATCACCTAACTCTATGGTAAGTTTGACTATTGCATCGCCATATGCTTTCAGCGCGGCGGCGGGGGCTTTGCTAAAAGCCTTAGCCAGCGACTCGGCGCCTGCGCCGGCATTCTTTAACCCCTTCACCACCTTGAGCATCGCAGTGGGGCTAAACAAACTTGAAGCCGGCGGAGCAGACCCCGAAAATAATTTACTAAATGAAGCGGTTAGGGTCCCTATCGAGGCCGCGGATTCCTTGGTCAGATCTATATTTTCCTGTAAATCTTTATTCTCCTGTTGGAGCTGCTCGATGCGCTGCTGGCCGACGTCGCCGGAGCTGATTCCAAGCTTTATTTTTTCTTTTTCTTGTGCAATTAAAGTCTCATTTAACCCAATTTGAGCCTCATCTTTCACTTGCCCCTCAGCCATAGCATCTATCGCGGCTTCTTGAATCGCCACCTGAGCCTCCAGGCTTTGGTTGCGTAGCTGCCGGGCTGCCCCTTCGACGTTCAACGCGTTGGTTACCTCCTCGAAGGCCGCGGCTTCTGCTTTAAGATCTGCAAGGTTCTGGGCAGAAAGATCCGACAGCTGGGTGCGCAGCTGTTTCGTGGTCGTGCCAGCGTCCTCCATGAGTTTAAGCTGTTTTGCGAATGCTGCAGGATCAAACGCCATAACAAATTCCCTTCAGTTATAAACTAATTAGCTTTTGCAAAAAAAAACAGGGCTATGAACCCCGTCTATTTCTCCCCGCCATTTGTGGAGGGGCAGCAGGTTGATTCTGCGATGAGAGTGTCTGCGTTGTGCTCCTGTTTCCTGACGAGTTTTCAATCGCCTCTTTTTCGGTTTCAAGTTGCCGAACAAGCCGTTCTACAAACCATGTACGCAATCCTACTGGAAGATTATACGACTCAGAAAACGACCAGCCCCCGGAATATTTCAAAAAGAAGAACTGCTCATACACGTTCTCCATATATTCATCGGTCAAGCCAAAAAAAGTCCGCGGAAAGCGGAACCTCCATGTCTTGCTCGTGGCTACATTCGCTGCACTCAAAATGCTGAGTTAAATCTATATTAGGTGCTGCGAGACGATAGGCAAGACGTAGCTGGCGAGAATCCATTGCCGGCATGTTTTCGACCAAATATTTAATGGCGTCAGGTGAAGAATCCTCATCAACTGAAACGAGCATCGCAGCAAGCTGCCTTGTTATATTTCGTTCAGCTTGGTTTTTTCGCTTACGATCTGATTCCATCCCCGCAACAAACATTTTTTCATGCCTTCCTGTTAAGAGTTTAAAGACTACGTGTAATTCGGTTTTAGGGAGTCGCACCGTAAAGGTTCCATCATCATTCGATGCAACACTTAATTTTGTAATATCTTCTCCGCGGTATATACTGGCATCATTTAAATCAAAAGCATATTTCTGTTGCGTACCACAATTGGGGCAACCTACTTTTGTTTCATACACGTTTCCGTAACCGGAAACGCGCAGGGCAATAATAATTGCATTTCGATCACCCACCAACAATAAATCAGGTTCTATTCTCTTATCGACAATGATGTTTTTAAGAACCCTATCGAGCGCAACTCCTTTTTTAAGAAGGGCTCTCGACGTGAGAATATCTTCCTCTTTCGCCGTCATCTGGCGAATTTCAATACTATCCTCTCCATAAAGGGGATGCCCCTCGGGGTAAAAACGACCCCTTGAAGGTAGTTCCACAAATTCTGTGGGGACGACGAACGAAAAACCACCACCTTCATTTTGTGTCATTTGCGGTGGAGGGCTCGTGTCGTGCTGTTGAACGCCGCCTAAGCGGTCTCTGTTTCTAGACAATATACACCTCTTTTTTATCTATTATATGGTAAAGAAATCTTTTCCGCCGGATCCGGCAACAAGAACCGACCCGTCGTTGAAGGTCTCGATTCTCGCCCAGTCGTACTTAAGAGTAACAGACATTTCTGTTAAATCATCAGTGCCATAGGCCAATGAATCTCCAAACTTTACATCAGTAATGAATGAGTTCCACAGAGTCCACTTTTCTAAGGAATCCCCATTTGAATCAATCTGTGTGATGGTAACGGTACCCAAAGCATTTGCTGCCTTGGCCTTGGAAATAGTGCCCATGCTATCAGTAGTTGCATCAGTGGGAGGAGAATATCCCGACTGAACTAAAATATCGGCCAAAGTCGCCGCCATATCGGGATCAACCGGATCAACAAGGGTAACGGTAACATCCTGCCACGTTACAGAGCCTGGATAAAAGAACGTATGATTTAAATACTTGTGTTCTGTTGAGGCAACCTGAAAACTTGGCTTGGCGGCCGTCTTGGCGTACCAAAGCACAGCGCCTCCTTGTGGGGCGTTAATTCCTTGAAACTCCACATAAAACCTAAATTGCCTCTTGGGATCTTTTAGCTCGGTGCCCTCACCGAAATTTGTTGACCAGAATGCCATGTGTTGAAACTCCTATATTCTATTTTTAAATAGTGTGGTGAGGGAAAAATCCCTCGCATCTTTAATCATCAAACGAAGCTCCCGTTGACATGATAACAAAGTCGATGGCAATGTATTCAATGGCGCGGGCTGGCTTAATCATAATCTTTGCATACAAAACGTTCTGATCGATAAGGTCTGCAGTAGTAGTAGACTCATCAAGAATCAGACGATAATCTGTAATACCGTAGTTCACCTTAACGTTGGCAAGGAAGGGCTCAACGAGTGCTGTGAACCTATTCCATGTTGCTTGAACGTTCTGTTCAAAGAGAATCTGCGTAGAAAGGATGGAGATTTGCTTTTTCAAGTAAATCACAAGCCTTCGCACGTTGATTCTATCAAGCGCAGACTGACGCTCTTGAAGCGTCTTCTGACCAAAGACAACTATTCCCGTGGAGGGGAAAGAAGCAATGGGGTTAATGTTAGCTTCGTAAAGGGTGTCGCGCTCTTTCGAAGTAAGACGCTGTGTGACGCCCACAACGGGAATTCCCGCAGCACCTTCTGAAAGGCCACCGCGGTTGAAACCAGCGGGAGCAAACCAAATCTGGGAAGCTGCCTCTGAAGAAGCTAGAACCCCCATCATGGCGACAGACGGCGGGACCCAAAGCATTGCGCCCGAGTCATCGCGGGTTTGTACCCATGGATAGAATGTTGCGCCATAACTTGAGTCGATTATCCGGTCCCGAAGGGCGTTGGCAGCATTTTGAGGCGTACTTTGAAGTCGCTTATCCTTGCTTGTCTGATATGACTCATGGGGAGGCACATACACACTTGGTAGGTCAATGAGAGCAAGGGCGTCTGCGCGATCTTCGCCAACTCTGACCATGTGCGTGGTCAAACCGGTGTTGGTTAGGCCAGGTGCTGCCAATAAGTTCATATCTAAGAATTCTGGGTCTGCAACAGTATCTATTGCCCGCTTCCAAGTGTAGTAACGATAGCTAGCTGCGTCCGTTGAGCCCATGCCGGTGTTGTACATTGGATCTGGCTTTTTGATATCAAATCCGTCGAAACCGCCGAAGAACGGGGCGGTGAAACTATTAATTTGAGCATCCAACAAGTCCGTATAAGAGGCAGATGAATAAGCAGTTTCTAACAGTCTAGAACCGGACTGATAGAAAAAGTCAGTTCCACCAGCAGTTTTCAAAACAATATCATCTAGAGAGAAGACATATGCATAATCTTCCACACCAGCCACGCTATGGGGATTGGTTGCGTTCTGCCCGCCGCCGGCATTATAGCCCGTGTAAAGCAGTCTATGGAAATCAGCGATGCTGGGATCCGAAGTTGTGCTCGTAACCGTACGAGTGGTCTGCATTCCAAAATATGCGTCTGACGAATTGGCTAGCCCACCATCAGATGCAGAGTTGCGAAGTCTGACAACGGGGAAAACAAGAGATCCTGTGCAATCTCCCGTGCCATTGTGGGAACTTGACATAGCACATCCCCCCGATAAATAACGATCCGTAGCTACAGTAGCCCCGGAACCCTGGCCGGTTCTACCACCAGATGCGACGATTCCGGAACCCCCCGTCACGAAGAAGTTTGAAAGCGTGCTTTGTTGGGGAGAAGCGGTTTCGTTGCCAGCGCCGTACGGCGCAAGGTTCACGGCTCCAGTCCCCCATAGGTCATAAGCCGCTCTAAAACGAGGGGGTCCAAAATAGCCGAATGGCAGAAGCACTGGGTCTGTACCGCCGGCTTCTACCTCGTCGTTCATCTCGACATACACAAACTTTGAGTTGTTGTTATATTCTCCGTATGTCCTTAGTCGTCTTTCGGTTGTATCCCACGAAGTATATTTATCGCCAATTACGCGCGCAATATAGTTGGGCGACGTAGGATCGAGGTTGAGGTTGTCAAATCTTTCCATTACCTGCACGTTATTATCAGTGTCGTGAAGACTACGAATCAAAATGGAGAACGTGCCGTAATCGGTTGTAGTTGATGTGGAATTTTTAACATTTGCAATTGAAACTTTGCAGTTTCTGTTTAACCACTCGCCATGACCTCGGCCGATTAAGCGGAATAGTTTTGTTTGTTCAAACGAAGTATAATTCGAAGCGAGACCCAAATCTTGACCAATAAACCAGCCAGCGACCGCCTCTTTGGAGGCTTGAGACTTCATATCCATCGGACCGGTGTCAGCACCTTTTGAAACTGACATCATAACACCGATAGACTTAGATAGGAAACTTCTGTCTCTCAGTTCTTGTTCATATGACTCGCCAAGCCAATACGACTTTGCCGACAAAACAGTATTGCCATAAAATGTCGCACCACTTATCATCTGTGGGTTCGTGTTGAACTTTTTGCGAATGAAGTTGGCGCTTGTGTCATCAAAATTAAATCTAATTTTCTCTTTCTTCCCGGAGGATCCGCTAATGACAACCGTATATAGATTATCGGAATCCACACCGATCATAACGTTGTTTGCGCCTGTGACTGCACATGTGTCACTCTGGTCACCTCCGTCATTCCCCTGCTCGGCGGTGCGACAGTGGCCACCGTAAACGTTTCCGCTTAGGTATATCTCGCCGTCATCCACATAAAAAATAGCAGCAAGACTACCTGTCCCCAAATTGGCTGCAACGGTGTTTGTTGATGAAGAAGTAAATAACCAAAGGCCGTAGGACCCGCCGTTTGTAGCAGGCACTTGAGTAATAGTGTTCGTGGTTTTCCAGCCGGCCTTGGCATCGACGGTAGAGTCGGGATTGGCGTCCTGTTGTCCGAGGAGCCGGACATACGTAAGAGGGGCGACATTCGCGTCTAAGAACGCTTTTGCAGCAAATGTTCCATACATGGGAGATTGAAAGTTCCCATTGCGGTAAATATCTCCGCCGGCGAAGCCGGGCACTGTATCCCCAAACATTTCAACAAATTCTGAGTAAGATTGGACGGTTACTGGTTGCATTGCTAGGCCGCGAGTTGAGCGACCAATTACAACGGGCCCGATGACGTCTGCTTCTGCGGGAATGAAAGAGTTATCAATTTCATTGATAAACACCCCAGGGGATACAAATTTAAAACTTTTCACTGACATACTGTGTTCCTCTTATCGAATTGTGCATAAATGTAGTGCAATCGTTAATTAAATAGTATTTTCAAGTTGAAAAGGAGTTCCTGACCTAAAGAAAAAAAGTCTCATTTCCTTCAGGAACTGTTTCTTCGTTAGGAAAAGTTATCTCAACGACGTTTTCATGTATGCGAACTATCGGTCGATCATCGCTTTTGCCTTCCCCAATGAGGTAGCCCAATACTTTAATTGTAATCTCGGAACTATACATTCTCATATCTTCCCCAAGATCGTTAACATTGTTGGAATGAGTAAAGCCCTGGTCGATAAATCCTTCATATAAATGACCATTTCTTCTCATGGTAAACGCATTAATTTGTCCCGTTCTCCCGATAAAAGGCGCTAGCATTGTGTTCATTTGCTGTTGATATTCTGATTTCAAGGTTATCTTGTAGTCGATATTTACATAAACAGGAATAGGGATAGAAAGCATCTTAATGACTACTTTTTGGTTCACTCTCGGGTAATACAGTTGCTTTATCTCTCCTGTCACATCTCCTCGGGTCCCGGCAGCCACCGCAAAATTCCTTGTCTTATCCTGAACAATCTTTTTAGCAATCACCATCCGGCCACTTCTGCCGTCTTTTTCATCGGAATACAAATTGGCCTGGAATGAACCTTTTCTGTTCGGATCTTTGACGATGCCGGTGCGCTCCACGCTGATTAAGGGTAATTTGAGGGCTCCGTCGAGGTCTCTTAGGGATTTTTCATGTTTAACTTGAAAAGATCTTTCCGGGACTTGCCATAAAACCGGCGTCTTGGTAAATCCCTCGTTGGTGGTGGTACTTATCATTAAATCTTCTTTAACCCAAGACATGATAGCATAATCTATATTTTCTATAGTCGACTCCAACATCCCTATTTCTTTTAGGGTCACCGCATCTTCGCCATTTGGCAGCATTGCAAAATCAAAGTTTTTAGGTAGCATCGAATAGTCCCTTCCGCGCCCTCTTACAAATAGCAGATATTTCAAAAATATTGTTGATTTGTCCGAATAGTTGCTTATCGTAAGATAGTTTGACTATCTCATAATAACTATCTCCGTACAAGACGAAATCACCCTCGCGCACATACATGTCTTGATCTTCTTCAAGGCGCCTTTTATGGAAATGAATATTAATTTCCCATACTTTGTCAACTCCAGCGCCGGCCATATATTCTGTTTCAAACCTTGTAAATTCGACCAACGCATAAATTCTGATGGGTGACAGAAAGGTTTTCTTAACGGCTTCTCCATACATTTCATGAAAATTTGTTCTTTTGAGATCAATGGGATAATAAAGGATTTGTTGGCCAATTACTTTTTCAATTAACTCGTCATTGACTTGCTTAACAAGATCTCTTTCTTTCTCGCCCAAAAACAAAGGGGGCGGCAGCTGTGGTCTTTTCCATTCATTTGACATCGTTCATCACCCCACAAAAATCGGTAACGGAGAGTTTTTCAACGTGGTAGCTGCAGCCTCTGACCTTTCACTATCTCGCTTAACTAGTTCGGTGTATTCCATCTCCTTTAGAGTTTCTATTAATTTGTCTCTTAAAGTAGTTTGCTCTTCTTTAGCTTGCCCTAATAACTCTGAATGATTCAAGGTCACCGTTTCGCCGGGAATGGGGATTGTTGTGAATTTGCCTCTGATCTGTCCTAACATTTCCTTGCACAGCGCCAAGCAATACTTACGTATCCACTGTTTTCCTATAGAATTGATATTCTCATACGGAATATTGTCAAATGGAAGCGTATTGACGTTATTAATGCCATCCACGCCACTCTCATAACTATCATCATCTTCCCATGCGTTTGTATCTACATAAAATCTAAACCAGATTCGATCTAAGTCCCCAAAATCCCAGTAACTAGGATCCGGGTAGAGCCTTAAATTGTTATTGATAATCTCGTAGGAATAGTGCGAGGTTCTCGTATAAAGCGAATCCTCATACATGATAGCCTGCATTTTATTTTGCCACGTAGGAATGATTTCAAAGGTCGCATCATCAGCAAACTGCCCATAAGTAGAATAATTGCCCACGACGCCAATTCCGCCATAGTATCCATAAAAGCGCCACATGACACGCGGAGATTTATAAAACACTTGTGTTACAATAATGCGCTTCCCTTCAACCTTTCCTTCAAATATAACTGGGTTCCCTGCGTCATCTTCTCCCGTGGCCGCGGAACTTGAAATAATACTCTGTAAGTCATAATCTTGAATATTTGCAGTGGGCCTGAAAGAAGCAGAATACTGAGGTACAGTTCCTCCAAAGCCGGCTACCGCGGACATTCCATCGCCAATTCTCCGGGCATATTCAAACTGAAAGCGTGGATATTTAAGAGCTACCTTGTCGCCCCCCAAACTTGATGATAAAGTGCAGTCGGCTATTTCTCCACGATGGTCAAATGTCCCTGTCGCATTACCCAAGACGTCCGAGAGCATATTTTTGCTTTGATGAAGATTAACGATATATGAGTATTCTAGGACGGCCTCTTCATACGCTGCATATACATTTGCCGGCGTTAGCTCTATATCAACAACATCTCCACCCAGTTTCTTGTACGTGTATGCCACTTGAACGGCCGCACCATTTAAAAATTCAGCAGACCCCGTATACATTCCAAATGGAACTGCGGCGGCCACAGCTGTGCTTGAGCCAGTTTGCGTGAGAACTACAGGGCTCGTTTGCGACCTTGGATTGAGATTAGTTGGCATCTATAATATTCTCCTCGCAGTAATTAGTAGTTTACAAAACAAAACCCCCGGCAAGCGGGGGTTCTTTATGGAGAAGAGCTTATTTTATGTTGTTATATCTTGGGTAACTGTTTTCTTTGCTCTCCGACGCTTTGTGGGCGTCTTTTTGGTTCGTTTGCGTTTTGGAGCAGCTTTTGGCGTTTCCTCAACTTTTTCTTCTTGCAAAATAACTTCTGGCTGGGGTGCTGCAGCTACCACTACGACTTCTGGTTTTGTTGTCGCTGCCACCACAACTTCCTCGACAACTTCCTCTTGAGCGTTCAAATGTCGGACGCGTGGATGAGTGCTGTGCTTGACTCTAAACTTTCCTTTAGCTGAATTCAGCCGTCTTTTCTTTCCCATGGGAACTCCTTTGTAGTGTAGTAATTAGTTCCTATTTCGCAAAAACGAAAATCTCAAAAATTTGGCGCCGAAAAAATT